TCCTTTAAAAACTGTTTAAAAAACTCACGACCAAGACACTCACCTTGATGCAAAGTGCCATTGGCATATTCGTAAGCCTCACCACAACCACCCGCATAGTCGAATGCGAACACGACAACGAACGCACTAAACGTGACGAGTGAAATACCCACCAACAAAAACTCAAAAATTTTCTTTGCCATGAAAAGCCTCCATAGTTTGATTGATGCGAAGTGCATCCTCGTTCGCACTCGGTGAATGCGAACTGAGATGAACTCAAACAGATTCGAGTGCTTTAAAAGCCTCTTCCTCTGTCTTGAACCATTCAACGTGGTATGGGAACGAGTCATCGTTCTCATCGAAAAGATAAATCCCATGAACAAGACCATCATTGTCGTGCTCATAAAATTTATCGAGTTCTTCTTCATACCAATTTACGTGTCTGTTTTGAGTAGACATAAAGCCTCCTTAGTTAAACGCAAAAATAAAAGTTAGCGGGAATAGCACCAACATTGGTATCAGGCTGATACGGCTCATCAAAATAAACCGTTCTAAATGAATCGACATCATTGCCGTAATGGGCAAAGCGATTAACGATTTCAACACGCACTACTGGGAATTGATTTTGCATAAAGCCTCCATAAGTAACGATGCGAGATTGCATCCTCTGCCTCACTCAATGAATGAGGCATGAGATTAAATCTCAAAGAACAACCAATCGCTTGGTAACTGTCGCACTCGCTACGTTCGTCAGGACGTAGGTCTAAGCGGTCGGTGTCTTTATCTCGTTCGGTTGTGTTCTCGTATCCACGCACAGAGCCTACTAGCCTTTATTCACACCACTGATGCTATTACTGCGAGTCACCAGTTACTCAGCCATTTGTTTTAAGTCGCTCTGCCATCGCACGACTGCACATTTTGGTTTCTAGAAAACCGAGGCTCTTGCATCGCACCTCTTGCTACTGTCATTCAGTGATAGCACCGAATGAGACTCCATATTAGCACGATTGTTTAAACATGTGCAATCACTTAATTTCGGGTGGTGCTTTTACCCTCCCGAATCGCCCGCCAAGCCAGCCAGCATAAGCAAGTCGTTTAAACGGTCACCTCAATGTTTACCCACCCAAGGGTCGGTAAGCATTGCCATGAGTGTTTAAACATACCAAGCATGAAGCTCACTCAATGAGCCTTTGAAATTTCTTCTTTTTTCATGGTGTCGAACGCTTTCAATATTGCGTTAGCAATTAGCAGTAACTCGTCATGCGTTGCGTTATCAAATATTTCGTTAGCCAAAAGTAATGCGTTAAGTAATCGTTTATCCATAAGTCCTCCTACATACAGAGACGAATGAGAATTGAAAATGTGAGGGTAAGGTTGAAAATAATTTAGGTGTGTTGCGAACAGGTAACGAACGTCATGCGAACCATATTGCAATACGTTGTTTAAACGCAGACAATACGATGAGTTAATTAACGTAGGGAATGAGTCATGAAAACAAGAGAAGAGTTCATTAATGAATTAGGTCTTGATGCAAGCATGGTGGAGGACATCGGTGCTATTAAATCAAGCGGGGGAATCAATGTCGAAGACATGCGGTCACGTGTTGCTCGTGTAAAGGTAAAGAAGAATAAACAAGGATTACCTATAGGAATAAAGAGAGAAGAAAACCCAAACGATATTGACGAACAAACACACGTAGGTAAAGGAAAGAGACTTAGCACAAAGGCTCATGCATTCGCAATGAATGTCGCAAGTGGTATGAGTCCACGTGAGGCTTACAGACGTGCATACAACCCACCGAATAGTAGTGATGCAACGATGCAAAAGAATGCGAACGCACTTTTAAAGGATGCGAGAATCAGTTTGTTACTGGAGTCTCTTTGGGAGGATGTCAAAGAAAATATCATCACCGACCAAATCATTGCAAGACGTTACGTGATGAAAGAACTACTCTCTCATGCCAAGGATGAGAAGAACCAAACAAGCAACAAGCTAAAGGCACTGGAACTCATGGGTCGTGCTATCGGCATGTTCACTGACAAGGTCGAGCAACGAGTCGAAGAGGTATCAGTCGAGCAACTAAAGAAAGAACTGGAGTCATCATTGCATCTGCTCGATAGCAAGAGAGTGAGCAAGCATCACTGAGTTTAAACAGGGTGACGGTTGTCGATGCCCCCTCTCGCCGACCCCACCGCCCCCCCACCCGCCTCTATGCCCGTGCCCCCGCCCCACGCCTATACGCTGTATTCCACACATCCCATCATAGTGCCCTAGTAGACACGAACGTTCCCACACACCTATTTACAAACACTGTATGTATTAACAGTAGTACAATAAGAACGTTCTCTTTAACAAAGAAAGGTCGTTTCCAGAAATTGCGTCAGCAATGTATGGAACCGAAGGTTCCACGTGAAACATGACTGTAGGAATAAAGATTGCGGTAAGACTACAAACCATATGTCAGGTTATTGCATGAGCCATCGTAAGGAATGGATGCAAGGCTATAAGTTTGGATTGCGGATTCGTGAGACGACTGGACATGGATTAGCTGACCATATCTTAGAAGACCTTGAGACTTTGGCTAGTTATCCTCCTTTACGGGGATACGCTAGAGTTCTGCTCCGCTCCGCTAATCTCATTCGTTCGCTACTTAAAAAGACCCCCACCCCATAGCAAAATTTATACTTGCGGTCGTTTAAACGTTGTGGCAAACTACCCCCAGAACGTTTCCAATTTGTTCGTGCGGGGGTATATATGTTTTTTCTAGGAATTGCGTGGGGAACCCTCATCGGACTCATCATTGGTTTAATTTTAGGACTGGCATGGTAAAGAGTAAGTTAAAGAATATTGTGTTGAGCTTGATGGCAATTCAGGCGGAAATGCGTGGTAAACAGCGTGAAGACCTAGGACAGGTCATTGCTTTGTTAAAACGGATTATTGATGAGGATAAATCATGACCGAAAGACAAAAGTTAGTTTTAGATTTCATCCAGACCTTCGTCAAAATGCGAGGGTTTTCCCCATCCTACTCAGAGATAGCTCAGGGTCTAGGAATGAGCAGTAAGTCCAATATTCATCGTCTGGTACATGTCCTACAAGAACGAGGACTTCTTCAGATTAAACCCTATACCGTGCGGTCTTTGAAGGTCGTTGATAACTCTGTTTCTGAGCTTGTAAAACTCTAATGCTACTGACGGCGGAGGAAATACGAAAATATCTAGAGCTTCTAGAGGTTCTGCCGCCCGATAGTCCTCAAATCCCTAAGATTCATAAAGTCCTGCGGGAAGACAAAAAAGAACGCTGCAAGAACAATTTCATGCCCTTTGTCACGCAAATGTGGTCTTCATTTATTGCGGGAAAACACCACAAAGACATGGCAGAAGCCTTTGAGAGGGTTGCCGAAGGAAAGCTAAAGCGATTAATTATTAACATGCCTCCTAGACATACGAAGTCGGAGTTCGCATCGTATCTCCTGCCAGCGTGGTTTTTGGGTAAGTTCCCCGAAAAAAAGATTATCCAAACCGCCCACACCGCCGAGCTTGCGGTAGGTTTTGGACGAAAAGTTAGAAATCTTGTAAACACTCCCGAATACCAGTTTATCTTCCCAACAAAACTCTCTACCGATAGTAAGGCGGCGGGACGCTGGAACACCTCCGCTGGAGGGGATTATTTTGCTATTGGTGTTGGCGGAGCCGTAACGGGTAAGGGTGCCGACCTGTTGATTATTGATGACCCCCATTCGGAGCAAGAGGCGATGCAAGGCACGGCAGGGGTCTATGACCGTGTCTTTGAATGGTACAACTCAGGTCCAAGACAGCGTCTCCAGCCTGGCGGTTCTATTGTCATTGTGATGACACGCTGGTCTAAAAAAGACTTAACAGGACAAATCCTGCAAAACGAGGCAAATAGGGGAGGAGACCCATGGGAACTGATTGAGTTCCCCGCCCTCATGCCTTCTGGAAAGCCAACCTGGCCCCAATTTTGGAAAAAAGAAGAACTAGAGAATATCAAGGCAGAACTCCCCGTTTCAAAGTGGGAAGCCCAATATCAACAAAATCCGACCTCCGAAGAGGGGGCAATTATCAAGCGGGAAATGTGGAAGATTTGGGAAAAAGACAGTCCCCCGCCGTGTGAATACATCATTCAGTCATGGGATACCGCATTTGAAAAGAATAATCGGGCGGACTACTCCGCCTGTACGACATGGGGAATCTTTCGTTCAGAGACCCAAAACGGCGAATATATTAACAACATTATC